CGGCTTTCAGCCGTGTAGTATATTTTTCACTCTTCGGAGTGCCTATGTTTACCATATGTGGTAACCGCTTATATCTGGTGGTACAACACCTTATATATGTGTGATAACACTTATTGTATTCAGGGACCTGTCTCAGCAGTAATTGAGCGCGCAATCGTTTGCCTGTGGAATCAGTCTTTCCCCCTCTCTATGGGTTACTAGGGCTGACTGTGTCCGCCCGTTTGGCGTTAACTACACCTTTATGAATAGTACATCACAACAATAATAGCAATATGAACAACAATAATAGCAATATGAATGATAATAGCAATTTTTCCAATATGGACAAATGTAATGCAATAATCGATGCAATTGATAACTTAGAACGTAAAGTGATTCTTCTATCTTACGAATTTGAGGAGATTCGGAGGATAGTGAGGTCACTTGAAGTTCAAGATTTTGACGCTTTTCACAACCAATATCGCAATGAAACTTCCAGAGTAATTAATGATACTGAACTTTTGAGTAATATGTTAGACAATTTGAACGTTGATGATGATAGTACTACCGATTCTTCGGAGTATAGTGATGATGCTTGTGTCTTTGATTGGCACTTGCACCACCCCGATTGCGAGGACTCGGGGAAATATTTGAGTAATATCCGCTGTTGCGCTGGTCGCTTTAGCGATTTTTATAATTATTTGCCCCCTAGTAGGGCGCAGCCTCAAGGAGGCAACTATGAGCTTGCTTTTTCTAGTAATGAGGACTCCAGGATAAAAGCCGAGGATATTAGTCTTGTTAAGGACTATGTTGATGAATTGATTTCTGACCTGGAGGTTCTGACTCTCACGAAACGCGAGCGCAGAGCTTTGAAGAAGAAGCTACGTGGGCTTAAACTCGATGCTAGATGTGATTCTCCAGAACCACAAATTTTCGAGTCTATAGTCAATCGGCTATCAGATGCCACTACTGTGCCTCGTAGTTTAGACGATTTGGCTAGCTCAGCCGATGATATTGCCGGTTTGCTTGGCGAACATTCTGGCCCAGCTATCGATGCCATACGCAGTTTAGCCGCTGCAATTGGTGACGTTGCTGGCGAAGCCCAAAAGTTTGGTGCATCTGATTACACGATCAAAGCACAGCACTCTTTAGGACCTATCACGCCATTACTTGATATTTTTAGCAAGAGTAAACTACTCTTTTTGATTTTCTCTGTCCTAGCTGTCAAGATTATTGGGTGGAAGAAGTACTTCTTGTGTGCCTCCGTCATTGCTCTAGTCTTTAGTAAGCTGGATTTCAAAAAGCTTTTAGAGAGTGTTATAGATTTCTTCAGTTCCACTGGTATTGAATGTCAGTTGAATGACGGAGAACATTTTAAAAATATTTTACTAGCTGTTTGGCACTACTGTCTGCCGGATTCCGACTTGGCTCCTGAATTTAGAACTTATGTCGAAGATTTTATGGCAGCAAGTGTTAAAAAGAAGAAATTGATTGACTTTGCTTTCCCCTTTTTGCAGGATTTCCTGCGATGGGTGACGAGCAAGCTGAACTCTAGCTACTCCTGGATGGTCATTTTTGAACCTTACCCAGAGGCTTTGAGTTTGATAAATTTGGTGGACAAGTTGTGTGTCGATTTTGATTGCAACTCTTCGTCGCTCAACGACGCCGCTACTCAGGCGGTTTCGCTACGTCGGAGGATTGAGGTTGAATTGAAAAGACATGCAGGGGATGCCAAATTTACAACAATGAGAGCTTCTTTGATTGAGGCTAGAAATAAGTGCGACCGGTTAGAAAATTCTTGCAGGTCTTATGGTGCTGGCAGAGATGTGACTAGAGTCCCTCCCGCCACCTGTTTAATTATAGGAAAACCCGGAATGGGCAAATCCTACGTATTGGATCAAATTTCCATCGCTGTCTTGGTCTATAAGAATAAGAAGTCCGACGCTAAATCTATTAGTGACGTTTTAAAGAACATGTCTCAGTACGTGTTCTCAAAGAATTTCGCTGACAAATATTGGGAAGGTTATTGCAACCAACCCATTGTTTACATGGATGAAGTGGGACAATCTAGAGACACTGCTGGTTCTTCACTAAGTGAAAACGAGTATGTGACTTTTATCGAAATGGTCAATGACAAACCTAGTTCGCTGAATATGGCTGAAATTTCCAATAAGGGAAATACTTATTTTGACTCTGAACTCGTACTTGGTACATCCAATTTGCGAAAGTTCAATATTGAATCTATAAATCAGCCAGAAGCTTACGATCGTAGGTGGAAAAGAAAATATGAGTGCTTCGTGATACCAGAGTGCTCGGTCAAGAGTGACAATGGCAAGAGCGTGGTCTTCAACAGGCTCAAAGCTGAGGAATATTATAGAAACCTCGTTTTGCCAGATGGAAGTAGGTACACCGAGGAAGAAGTTCAGGACAAGATAGCGTCTTCGGACTTTCTCCGGTTTAAGAGAGTTGAATCTTTATTAACTGGGGATGTGAGTTCCGATGACAGTATTGGAATCCAGGACCTTATTAAGTTAATCCTCAGTGATATCCACGATCGTGATCAGAGTGTCACAGATAAGATGAAACATCGATCCCGTTTAGGCAGGAAATGGATGGAGCAGCTAGACGTGCAGGGTATTGAGGTCCAGCATGAGGACTGTGATTGTCCTGTCTGTGTGCCCGTGACGGATTGTTACATAAGGAGGATGTGGGGCTACTTTAGAAGTAAGTTCCCGTTTTTACCTTTTGAAATTCCTGATATTATCCCCCAGAGCGGGATGGAGGGTGCCACTTGTTATTCAAAATTTGATTGTGCGAGCTTTAGCGCCTTTCTGGCGAATGTACCAGGAGTGTGGAATAAATTCTGCAATCCTATTATGCTGCAGTGTGCCAGCTTTGTGAGTAGTAACATTGTTACTCTCACATCTATAGTTGGTATTGCATCAGCCTTATATTGGTGTTTTGCCCCGAAGGGTGGCGAAAGAACTCGAAAGTCAGAGGCCGTTGCCCAGATTTCGGCCCACTGCTATTCACTGTGTGACAAAGTTCTCAGAAGGAATACTATCCGTTTTCTGAAGAAGTTAGATGGTGAATTGCACCATGTGGGATTTGGGCTTGGCTTGGTTGGTAGGATGATTGTCGTCCCTCGACATTACCTCGTCGCGTGGCGTACTGCTCTCGCCAAGGGGAAAGAGCTAGACTTGTACATTTCCAGGATTGGAGAAGGCCCTGATGGCACGATTCACTCCCTTGATATTATCAAACTTTTAGACGGTCCTGTCTTCTACCCCAACGAGGACGTCGATTTGGCGTTTATTTATTTGAAGGACAACATTTTACCATGGTTTCCCGACATAACTCGCTACTTTACTGCAATGGACAGCGACGTTTGCAAAGGTCTTTTCCCCGACATAGGGGATGACTTGGATTTGACAAATTGTTTCGCGGACATAGTAGTGCGGAAAGTGGGCAATCCTGATGGTGAAACTTACTACACTATGGGTGCTGACTGCTTCACTAACAAAAATAGCTTTGACTACAATTATCCGTCTGAGGTTGGTGACTGCGGTCTACCTGTCTTCAGGAACCGTAAAGGGGACATGGGCAAAACCATTTTAGGTATTCACACGGCCGGTAAGGGCGGTGGTACTTTTGGATGCGGTGTGCCCATCGATAGCCGTGATTTGGAGAGAGCTAAGGGTTTCTTCTTAAATAACGGTTTCTTGACAGAGGTTCAGATGGCGTGTTCAGACCATTCTTTGTTGATTGCTGAAGATGACTCCTTTGATTCTTTGGAACCAGTCCCCTACAATGCTGTGCCTAGGAAACTTGCATTGGGCAGATCTAAGCCCTCAGCCATGCCTTTCGTTTCTTCTATTATTAAGTCCCCTATACACGGGGATGTTGGTTTTGAGCCCAAGACGAAACCCGCGAAGCTACGCACATTTGACTTTGAGGGCGTTACCATTGACCCTATTGCACTGTCCACGGGCAAGTATAGCCGCGACAGTTTATTCCCCGTGGGGTTAATGAATCAGTGCATAGATGATTATAGTGACGTCGTTCTTAATATGGAAGGCTCAATAGTTGAACCGATATGTGACCGACGTGTCCTAACGTACCAGGAGGCAGTTGCTGGGATACCAGGAGTTCCTGGTTTGGACGGTATTCCCCGCAAAACTTCCGCGGGTTACCCATGGTGTATTATGATACCCAAGGGTACACGTGGTAAACAGTGTTTTTGGGGTGCCGAAGGGGACTACGAGTTTGGCAATGATTGTGATCTTGAGTTGCAGTCGCGTGTTAATAAGATTATTGAGTACGCGGCTAAAGGTACTAGATTACCTCACGTCTTTTTGGATTTTCCTAAGGACGAGAGGCGCCCTATAGATAAGGTTAATGCAGGGAAGACCCGTAAGATATCCGGTTGTCCTGTTGACCTGACTATTGCTGTCCGAATGTACTTTGGAGCTTTTGCCCAGTATTATATGGCAAATCGCATTTTCAACGGTTCAGCCGTTGGTATAGATATGTACTCGGAGGAGGTTGGTAGACTCGTGTCCTATTTATCTCGCTCTGAGACAGGGTGTAGGCCCCGTGTCATTGCAGGAGATTTTGGGAATTTTGATGGTTCACTTCCGTATTCGCTCATTTCATCTTTTTGTAAAATAGTTAATGACTACTACGGGAGCGATGCGCGCGATAACAGAATTAGGGAGACCCTAATCCAGGAGTTCGCAAACTCCAGACATATTTTGCCTGACGGAGTTGTGTATGAATGGGTTGGGTCGAACGCATCTGGTAACCCTTTGACCACAATTCTTAACTCGTGGTGCAACAACGTGATGGTGCGCGCCGCGATTTGTAAGATTTACTCGAAGGAGAATGAAGCCCGCTCGTTTTTGAAGAGTGTGCGGGGATGTTGGAACATGATTGCTTATGGTGACGACAATCTAATTAGTATTGGATCTAAGAAGTTGTCTTTGGTCACGCAGCAGGCATTAACCACTTCCCTTGGTGAAATAGGCTTTGAGTATACTGATGAGTACAAGAGTGACAAGATAGTTGAGAACAGGAGCATATATGAAGTCTCCTTTTTGAAACGTTCTTTTGCTCGTAATTGTGTAGCGAATCCTAATAAGTTCGTCGCGCCGTTAGCCTTGGACACCATTCTTGAGTCCATTCAGTGGACAAAAAAGAAAGATGAAGAGGCTTTTTACGTTTCGAATAAAGACAATGTTTGTAAGATGATTAAGGAGCTTTCTTTGCATCCTAGGTCAACTTTTGATGAACACTGTCCGAAGATCTTACGCGCTTGTAGAGAAAATTTGGGTTTTATTCCGTACCCGAATACGTATGACGAGTGTCAGAGAGACATTTTGTCATCCGGAATCTGTTGGGAATGATGGTCGTAATCGACTACAATTGGAGTGAATTTAACGTCAGCACCAAAAGATGCCTTGAATGTGCTGGGGGACACTCCCAGGTGGGCTATTTAGCCTTACTTATCAACTTACCTGAGCAGCAGTCCTGCTAAAAAGTTAGGCAAACAAAACCAACTCTTAGGGATTAAGTGGTCCCTAAGTTTTAAACACACTTGCTGAAACCATGAATGTTACTGAGCAAAATGCTCACATGGATAGCGCTTCCATTAATGCGCCAACTACTTCTGGCCCTGTTTCCGGTACTACTTCTTTTGAGTTGTCCACTACAGGCACCAGTTACAATAGGGATCCCACTCCGTTGGACCCCCAAAACTGTTATGACGTGCAATGTAACTCTGTTACCGAAATTGCGGACTTCTTAGCTAAACCCATACCAGTGGCTTCTGCCACATTCACCACAGCTAATGTCTGGGGCGATAATTTGTATACTGGTGATTTAGAAACACTTTTTAATGCTCAAACCCTTTGGGTCAATAAGATTCAGGGGTTTTTGTCTTTTAGAGGTGACGTCAAGATCAGAATAGTGTGCAACGCAACGCCTTTCCAGGCTGGTTTACTCAGGGTGAGTTATTTCCCCTGTGCCGATTATTTAGCAAATGAGTCCAAGTCTCATAGGTACAATAGGATGACGACTAGTCAGCTACCAGGCACCTATTTTGATATCAAGGACAATGCTATTGAGTTAACAATTCCATATGTGGCCCCTCCTACGATGATAGAGCGAGATCTCGCTTCACCACCGTCTTGGGGTTCTTTGTACATTGATGTTTTTGAAATTTTGCGCACAGGCACTGGGCCTACCTCAGTAACTCTTTCCATTTGGATGTCTATTGAGAACCTTGAGCTCTCAGGACAAACAATACCCCAGATGAGTACTGTTGCTAAACGGCGTACTCGCAAAGTTAACGTCACAGATGCTGAGTCCAACAATGGTACTGGTCCTCTCACCAGGCTTATTAGTTCTGGTGTTCAGTTGGCTAGTGATGCTACTGCTTTCCCTATGCTATCTAGTTTAGCTACTCCTGCCTATTGGGCTCTCAGTGCTGCACGTGGCGCAGCTGAAGCTCTTGGTTGGAGCAAGCCTAGCGTAACAGCTGACCCTATGCGTATGATGATGGGTAGTGGTCTTAATCAGCAAAATTGCGACGGAGGAGATTTGTGTACCCCAATGTCATTATCTGCAGACAATAAAATCTGCCTGATTACTGATGCCACTCCCGCGGCTATGGACGAGATGAGCTTTAAATATATAAACTCAGTCTGGAGCTACCACAGTGATTTTCAGTGGTCTTCCTCCAGACTCATTGGTGACGTTTTGGCCATTCACACTATTAGCCCCAGTGCTATGGAGCTCAGTTTTACCTTGGGAGCTAGACCAGTACGGACAATTCCCGCATGTGCTTTTATGCGCAGGTTTTTCCGCAAATATAGAGGAGGCTTTGACTTTAAAATTAATGTTGTTAAGACCGGGTATCACACTGGCACTTTAGCCTTTGTGTATGTGCCTGGCAAAACTTCAATTAGTGCCCCCCCATATGCTACTACGTCTTATCTTTACAGGACTATTGTTGATATACAAGCATGCGATGAAGTTATTCTTCGTGTGCCCTACATTCTACCTCAGTCCTATATTAATGTAGACGAGCAAATTGGGACTTTGTTAATTTATGTTGTCAACCCTTTGTTAGCTCCTGCTACTGTTTCGTCCACTGTGGATGTCATGATACAGGTGCGCGGGTCTCCTGACTTGCAATACCAGGTCCCTGATATTATTGACATTGCTCCCGTTGTCCCTCAAGGGGGTGACGTGGTGAACAGTGAAGATATAGTCAAAGAGCTGGGCGAGAAAGGTTACGATGTGGAGCCAGTTCATCATGCTCAGCAGGCCATTGGGGAATATGTTTGTTCAGTTCTCCAATTGGCCAAGAGTTTCTACAGGCTTGGTTCGAACGGGGTTATTTTCAACAATCCTGCTTATGCTTTCCAGACTCATCGTTTCTTTGGGAATCGGTTTAATGGTACTGTGTGGGTCACGCCTCCTTTTGGTGGTGGTGACATGTTGAGTATTTTAGCGTCCATGTATGCATTTAGCAGGGGTTCTATTAGATACCGATTGGCTTATAAGTCTGCCGCCACTGGTAATATACAGCCCACCAACAGAGTTTTAATTACTGATGATGGTGTAGGTTACACGACTAGTACTACCCATCCCGCCATCCAGAATGTTACTGGGTCGGGTGGTACAGGCTCCGGCAGAGTCTCATGCCAACCTCTTTCCAACGGGGGCCTGGGCTTCCAGGTTCCCTTTTATAATAACTATAGATACATGCTCAACAATATTAATGTAGAGCTCACTGTCCCTCCTAATCTGGCGTTTGCGCCGACCACTATGGTCGCTATAAACCAGATTGGCACTGACGCTAGTATGTTCAGAGCAGTCGGGGACGATTTTCAGTTTAGTTTCTTTATCGGGGTTCCCGTTTACGGTTTCAATTATGCCAATGGCACTTGAAACAAAAAAAAAAAAAAAAAAAAAAAAAAAAAAAAAAAAAAATTTAAAAAAAAAAAAAATATAAAATAATTAAATGCCTTCCTCAGCACCAAAAAATATGTTTCTTTTTGTTTTATTTATCAAGTCCTCACCACCGCCAAATAATGTGGTGCGGCGAGGGGTAAAGAGTTTTTCCCGCTGGACGGCACTTTTTGCTCATTCCCCTTTTTCAATTCCTGTATGGAGCTTTTAACAATTTACTTTTGCTTGACTGCTCCACTTGGAGTAGAAGGGGGAGGTTTATTTAGCTCTTTGGGGCCGCTTAAACGACGGATGTTTTTCACTTGGCGTGTTACACATCGTTTTATTAACAAAAAAAAAAAAATATAAAATAATTAAATGCCTTCCTCAG